CTATGATGCGTAATCACGGTGTAGAGCTTGATCGTAGAAAAACAAAAACATCTTTAGTAGCTAAAGCGAAAGCTGTTCTAGCAAAGGGTTAACCCATGGCGACTTCAGGTACCACAGATTTTAATATGGACTTTACGGAGATTGCGGAAGAAGCATGGGAACGTGCGGGCCGCGAGCTTCGTTCTGGCTATGATCTTCGTACTGCTCGTAGGTCTATGAACCTTATGACTATTGAGTGGCAGAATCGTGGTATTAATCTATGGACTATAGATGAAGGAGTCATAAACCTAGTTGCAGGTACGGGGCAGTACTCACTGCCTGATGATACTATTGACCTTCTAGAACAGGTAATCCGCACCGGCGCGGGCAATGCAGCCACACAATCTGATCTCACCATAACTCGTATTAGTGTTAGTACTTACGCGTCTATCCCAAACAAGTTATCTCAAGGTAGACCTATACAGGTTTGGATCGAACGATTGGTCAATGCGCCTAGAATTAATATCTGGCCTGTACCTGACTCTAATGATTACGTGTTTAAATACTATCGGCTCCGCCGAATCCAAGATGCTGGTAGCGGAGTACAAACTGCGGATATGAACTTTAGATTCCTCCCGTGTCTTGTAGCAGGACTAGCGTATCATATTGCTATGAAGGTGCCAGAATTAGCGCCAAGAGTGGAAATGCTTAAGGCTGAGTATGAAGCACAATTTGTATTAGCTGCAGGAGAAGACCGAGAGAAAACACCATTTAGGTTCGTTCCCTCAGTAAATAGGGTGTAAATATGGCAAGGTTTGCTTCAGGCAGGAACGCACTAGGGATATGCGACGTTTGTGGATGGCAGTACAAACTCCGCGAGTTGCGTGATCTTATAGTAAAAGGCCGTAATAGCAATATAATGGCGTGCCCTGAATGTTGGAATCCTGACCACCCACAGTTAAGTTTAGGTGAATTTCCCGTGGACGACCCCCAAGCTATCCGTAATCCTCGTCCAGATTACACGCAGTATGCTCAAAGTAGGGCACAAATTAACCCAGTGCGTCCTGTTGTTAGTACTGGATTTATAGGTACAGTTACGGTAATAACTTAGTAGGAGTTACAAAATGAACAGAAACATGACAGGTTTTTCTAAGTTACCAGAAAAGGTACAAAAGAAAATGAGCCCAAAACTAGCTAAAAAGTATAGCAGTGGTGGTAAAGTGAAAGTACGCGGTACTGGCGCGGCTACTAAAGGTTTGTACGCTCGTGGACCTATGGCTTAAGATATGAACTACGCAGAGCTGACAACAAATATTCAAGATGTATGTGAAACAACTTTCACAGCGGATCAGCTCGCCATGTTCACTGAACAGGCTGAACAGAAAATATATAATACTGTCCAAATACCCGCACTTAGAAAAAATGTGACAGGAACTTCTACTATTGGGAATAACTATCTAGGTACCCCGTCGGATTTTCTGTGGTCATATTCTCTAGCGGTAATAGACGGTAGCGGTACTTACAGCTTTCTTATAAACAAAGACGTTAACTTTATTAGAGAAGCTTACCCAGACCCATCTGCTACGGGGCTACCGCAACATTACGCTTATTTTGATGATAATACATTCATCCTTGGGCCTACTCCCAATGCTGCTTATACAACTGAACTGCATTACGGATATTACCCAGAATCTATTGTAACAGCGGGCACTACTTGGCTTGGAGACGAATTTGATTCTGCTCTTCTGAATGGCGCGCTAGTAGAAGCTATTCGATTTATGAAGGGTGAAGCAGATGTAATAGCGGAGTACGGTAAGTTTTACGTACAAGCTATTGGCCTACTTAAAAATCTTGGCGATGGTAAGCTTCGAGAAGATGCGTATCGGTCAGGACAAGTTCGTAATCCAGTAAGTTAGGAGATAAATTATGGCAATCACTCAGGCAATGTGTACGTCGTTTAAACAAGCACTTCTCGATGGTGAGATGGATTTTAGTAGCGATACAGTACAGACATTTAAAATCGCGTTGTATACATCTAGCGCAACAATAGATGCAACAACAACAGCATACAGTGTAACAAACGAAGTTTCTGGTACTAATTATGTAGCAGGAGGTAATACTCTAACTGTCGTGGCGCCTACTACATCTGGTACTACTGCGTTTTTAGATTTTGCTGATACCACTTGGAGTTCTGCAACAATTACTGCTCGTGGAGCGCTTATCTACAAATCTGGAGGGGGAAACCCTGCAGTAGCAGTGCTTGATTTTGGCGCGGATAAGACATCTACCGCTGGTGACTTTACTATTCAGTTCCCAACAGCAGATGCCTCTAACGCAATTATTAGGCTTGCATAGGATGAATAAATGGCGTCATCAACTACATACATAGGGTGGGGTTCTACCGCTTGGGGCCAAGGCTCTTGGGGTACCGACCTTATTGTTGTAGAAGTTGATGGCGTTCAGGCTACGGGTGCTGTAGGCACTGTAAGTGTAGTTGCAGAGGCAAATGTATCGCCTACAGGCGTAGAAGCCACAGGCGCTTTAGGAACTGTTTCTGTCAGCGGCGCTGCAACTGTTCAACCTTCGGGGCTTGAAGCGACTACAGGACTTGGTAGTGTAACGGTTGCTGCTGACGCAGATGTTGCAGTTACTGGAAACGCGGCAACAGGTGCAGTAGGTACTACTACTGTTGTAGGCGAAGCAAATGTATACCCATCAGGATTACAAACTACTGGTGGAGTTGGTTCGGTTAATGTTGTAGCCGACGCAAACATCTACCCTTCAGGGGTAAGCGCAATAACAGCTCTAGGCAGCGCAACTGCTACGGGCGCCGCTAATGTGTCTCCAACTGGGGTCGTGTCTACTGGAGCTATAGGTACTGTTTCTATAGCATTTGGGGTTACAATTTCTGTAACTGGAGTGGCTAGTTCAGTAGTAGTAGGTAATGTGGTTGCGTCTGCAAATGCAGATGTAGTAGTTACTGGGGTAGCAGCTGTAGGAAACTTAGGGCAAGTTCATGTTTGGGGAGAGGTCGATGACAACCAAAATCCAAATTGGCAAAATATTTCTGGCGCACAAACACCAACTTGGGGTAGTATTTCAACAACGCAGACTCCGAATTGGCAAGATATCGCTGCATGAGGGCTTATAAATGACAACACAATACACACCGATACTTAAATTAGCTCTCCCTGTTCAAGGGGAACTAAGTGGTACTTGGGGCGATACCGTAAACGATAGTATCACTTCTTTAGTTGAAGAAGCGGTAGCGGGTCGGTCAGTCATAGACTCTTGGACTGCTAATTCACATACACTTACCACCGCAAACGGCGCAGCCGCAGAATCACGCTCTATGATGTTAGAGTTTACCGATACAGGTGCGGCACTTACTGGTGCAGGTACAGTTATCTGTCCCACATTGTCTAAAGTCTACATAGCTAAAAATGCTTCAGGGCAGTCTATTACACTCAAAACAGCTGCAGGTACGGGGATCGCAGTACCTAATGGGCGCACAATGTTTTTGTTCTGTGATGGGACAAATGTACTAGAAGCAATTACTAACATTCAGTCTTTGCAGCTTGGCACAGGCTCTACTGTAACTGTTATCCTTGACGAAGATAATATGGCTTCTGATAGCGATACAGCGTTAGCCACACAGCAATCTATTAAGGCATATGTAGATAGCCAAGTAGGTAGTTTCGACACATTAGCTGAAGTTCTTGCTAACGGTAATACATCAGGTGGTACTGCACTGCAGATGACCACGACAGACGAGCTTCAGTTCCGTGATACCGCGTTGAAAATTAGTTCATCTGCGGATGGACAGCTAGATATTGATGCTGATACCGAAATTGAAATTGTAGCTCCGACAGTAGATATTGATGCGTCTACTGCTGTAACTATTAACGCAGCTGATACGACAATCACCGGAAATCTAAGTGTAGACGGCGGCACAATCAAGCTGGATGGTAACTATCCTGTTGGCACAAACAACGTGGCGTTGGGTGATGCTGCGCTGGATGATGGCAGTCTTTCTGGCGCACACAATACGGCAATTGGCTCTGGTGCTTTAACATCAAACACAAGCGGTGCAGACAATACTAGCGTTGGTTATCGTGCTGGGGCGTCAATAACAACAGGCGCTTACAATACAGCAATCGGCAGAACAGCGCTTGAAGATGCTACGACTTCTAGTAGCAACACCGCTGTTGGTTATCGCGCTTTATGGGTTAATAGCACTGGCGCACAGAATACAGCTGTGGGCACAAACGCATTAGATGCCAATACCACAGCTAGTTTTAACACTGTACTTGGGTTTGAAGCTGCGTCAGCTAATACTACTGGAAATGAAAATACAGCTGTCGGGCATCAGGCAATGCTGAATAATACTATTGGGTCTGATGGTACAGCTGTGGGCCGGGCCGCGCTCGCCTCTAACACCGAAGGAGATTTTAATACCGCAATAGGGTTTAATTCTCTCTACTCCAACACCACAGCCGACTACAACACAGCAGTGGGTTATCAGTCTTTGTATGCTAACACCACAGGTGAACAAAACACCGCTACTGGTTATTGGGCATTAAACTCAAACACGACTGGTAACTACAACACCGCTATGGGTGTTAATGCATTAGAAGAAAACACTACTGGTTTCCACAACGCTGCCTTCGGTCATTCCGCACTGCGTGAAAATATTGACGGTGACAAAAATACAGCGGTAGGTCAAGAGGCACTCTACTCCAACACCACCGCCGACAACAACACAGCTGTGGGTTATCAAGCAGGGTATGCGAATACAACAGGCACATTGAATACCTCTGTTGGGTATCAGGCATCTTACTCCAATACAACAGGCACATTGAATACCTCTGTTGGGAATGTGGCAGGATTTAGCAATTCAACTGGTTCAGAAAATGTGTCTATAGGTCACGCTGCTGGTCAGTATAATACTGCTAGTTCTTACAATACGGCAGTTGGAAACCAAGCACTACAAAACAACACTGCTTCCTACAACACAGGCATTGGTAGAACTGCTTTGTATTCTAATACGACAGGCGCACAAAACACTGCTTTGGGTATGAACTCGTTGGCCTTAAACACAACAGGTCAGTATAACGTAGCGGTTGGGTATCAGGCAGGGTATAGCAACACCACTGGAAATGCTGCAACAGCACTTGGTTATCAAGCTGCCTACTCACAGACTACTGGTGGAGGGTCAAATTATAATTCGGCTGTTGGTTATCAGTCATTGTATTCTAGCACAACTGGTTACTTCAATACTGCTATTGGCAGTTTTGCACTTTACTCTAACACTACAGCCACACAAAATGTATCAGTGGGGTATAATTCCTCATTTTACAACACTACAGGCGTGGCTATTACTGCTGTCGGATATGAAGCACTTAAAGCCAATACCACCGCCAACAACAATACAGCGGTGGGTTATAGGTCTGCTTATAGCAATACTACTGGTTACAATAATTCGGCTCTTGGTTATGCCTCTCTGTATACCAATACCACTGGTTATCACAACACGGCGGTTGGCTACTATTCTCTTCTGACTAACTCAACTGGCCTAGTAAATACTGCGGTTGGTGTTGCGTCTCTGCAAACAAACAGCACTGGTAGCCAAAATGTGGCGGTTGGTGCAGATGCTTTAATCTCCAGCACCACCGCATCTGACAACACTGCTGTTGGTTATCGAGTGATGTATGACAATACTACTGGCGCAAGAAACTCTGCGTTTGGCTTACAGGCGCTATACAACAATACAACCGCCGGAAACAACAATGCTTTTGGCTATTTGTCTTTATATACAAACACAATTGGCACACAAAACGTGGCTATGGGTACAGAGGCGCTGTTCTCCAACACCACCGCAAGCAACAACACGGCTGTGGGATATCAGGCTGGGTATAGTAATAGTGTTGGTTCAAATAGTGTATTTGTTGGCAGGCAAGCAGGGTACTTTACTACAACTACTAATGCCGTTACTTTAGTAGGTGATATTGCAGGTTTTTCCAACACTACAGGCCAAATTACTGGTGTTGGGTATGCTACACTGACAAATAACACTACAGGAACTGCAAATACTGCAATTGGCGTAGCATCATTGCGTCTGAATACTACTGGCAACTACAACATAGCATTGGGTTCAGAGGCTCTTTACAACAACACCACCGCAACCCACAACACTGCCGTTGGTCATCAATCACTTTATTCAGTTACTACTCAAAGCGACAACGTTGCTGTTGGAAACTACGCCCTTTACAGCAGCACAGGAGCTAGAAATGTTGCTATGGGTTACACAGCGGGGTATGCAAATACAAGCGGCGTAGATAACGTAGCTATAGGTTATGCAGCTTTAAGGTTTAATACAACCGGAGGCACCAACACGGTATTGGGTTATGCCGCACTTTATTACAATACATCAGGGGGTAGTAATGTTGCGATTGGTCAAAATGCACTTTCAAACAACACCACCGCATCCTACAACACAGCCATAGGCCAAAGTTCAGGAAGTCTAATAACAACCGGCAGCTACAACACCATTCTTGGTCGCTACAACGGCAACCAAAACGGCCTTGACATCCGCACATCCAGCAACAACATCGTGCTGTCAGATGGTGTTGGTAATCCTAGAGGTATATTTGTTGGTAATGGACGGTTTTTAGTAAATTCAACAAGCGATAGCAGAACAGCACAGCAACAAATATATGCAACTAGCGCAACTGAATATACGAGTCTGTCTTGTGAGTCTGCTGTTTCAACAAATGTTAGGCAATTAAGATTCCACAATCCAAATGGTATGATTGGCAGTATCAATACCAATGGTTCAGCAACATCCTACCTTACATCTTCAGATTACCGCCTCAAAGAAAACGTGGTTGACCTAACAGGCGCAGCAGACCGTGTTCAGCAGCTTGCACCAAAGCGGTTTAACTTCATTGCAGATGCTGACAAGACTGTTGATGGTTTCCTTGCACACGAAGTTGCTGACATTGTGCCAGAAGCTATTAGCGGCGAGAAGGATGCAGTAGATGCAGATGGCAATGCAGTTATGCAAGGCATTGACCAAAGCAAACTTGTGCCGCTGCTAACAGCAGCATTGCAGGAAGCACTAACTAAAATTGATGCGCTTGAAACACGCATCGTAGCACTGGAGGCAAACTAATGGACGAACTAACAGCAGAACAAATCGCACAGCACTACACAGCAATGGGTCACAGCGTTGACCTCATCAATGCGATTATTGCTGGCG